ACCAAAAGTTAAATTACCATCTTTCGGCATAATTGTATAAACTCAGATTGAAGACTCAGATCGGTGACTCACCGTGCCTACCGTGCTTATGGTCAGAGCCATCCAACGGTTCATACGGTGGGGTATGGTCAGGCTCAGATTGAACTACCGTTAGCACCATCAGGATAGTATTCAGAAGCTATTGGATATGGTTTGATCGGTGGGCCTATTGGACTTATATTTTAAGCTCAGAGTGGTGACTGATGGGCCTATTGGACTTATATTTTTCGGTCAGACCTATGGGCATGGGGGATATGATAAAAAGCTCGAAATGGTGGGCTAAAATCAGGGTCTGGTAAAACAGTGGCCACAAAAAAAAGAGATTTTGGAAATATGTAGTAAGTTCCATTTTCCACAGCCTCCGTTTTAAGCACCTTCCACTAGATAACATTAAATACCAGTGTGAAGCCTAACTCATAATTCTTCACCAGATGGAGTGAAAGCTTCTTAAGAGGGTAGGTCCCGAAGAGTGTTGCCATATGCTTTCTCCTGACCTACCCTACCAATTCTAAAAAAGAACTCAAAAAAAAATTCGCTTTAAGAATGCCAAGGGTACTTGTAGGCTGTTGATGGTAGCGGTAAAAGGAGTTGCACCTTTATCAATTGGCTTATGATACCAATGATGAGCCTAGTCTACCGCTGTCAATAATTAGCACCTTTATAAATAGGAGGATAAATACCACATATGCACAAAGGAGAGGAATATGGTACTAACGCAAAAAACAAAAAATAAAAAAAAACGCATAGTAACTTTTAAGCAAAGAGAAAAAATATCAAACACAATGAAAAAAGGATATGCTTCAGGCAAGTATAATAAACCAGTAGGCAATACTGTCAATCACTGTACAGGTCCGCGGCCGTGGGCTTGGAAGCACGGACCAGATCCTGTATTGAGAACGATGGCACGTGCTTGGATAATGAAAAAGGTACAAGCAGTGTTTAGAGGAGAAAAGTGGAAGTTTGTATTTTCTGATTTTGTTAGGAAATGGAAAGGTCAGTGGCCAAACAGAAAAAAAGACAAACTATGGTTATGTAGAATAGACATTACTAGACCATGGAGTTATGCTAACACAGTCATTATGACTCGCAAACAGCACGTTAGCAACATGATGAGACAATATCATCTTAATAAAAGTAAATAATTTAAAGGAGAATAATAATGCCAACCGTTGGAAAAAAAAAGTACAGTTATACTAAAGCTGGTAAAAAAGCCGCTAAAAGTTACGCAAAAAAAACAGGTAAAAAAGTAAGAAGTAAAAAATACTAATTTATAACCTATCAAAGTAAATAGTGTCTATGTTAGATAAGGACACAGACGATGGCAGGTACAAAAACACGAAAAGGTATTCAATTAAAACATCGCAAGTATTTTTGCAAGGGCAAAGAATACAAGGCTTGTATGGTAGTATGCAAAAAAGTATTTGGCAATGGCTACAAACAAATGTTATCAGCAAGTTCAATAGAAGATGGGAGTCTTATTTTAAATCAAAATAAACGGCCAACACCGTGGCAACATATACAATGGGATTAAAAACAGCAGGAACAACAATAACAAAAACTTTTATTACTTCATATGGTCCAAAAAGTAGAAGTAAAGTAAGACGTTACGGAAGAAAACGTGTTAGAACTACAAGGAGAACTAAACGTGCCCGTTAAAAAAACACCAACAGCAAAAATGGCTCATTATAGAATGGATCAGCACGAAAAACTCTGCAGAATAATGCAAAAACAAACACAAGAAATGATCAATAGATTATTAGCACGTATCAATCGTTTAGAAATAGTTGTTTGGGGTTCAACCATAGCATTAATAGGTGGTATGTTTACTATCATATTAAAACTAATCAATTAAATATCAGTGTGCTGAATTAAAAGTTGTCTTCTCTTTCAGAGAAAACACGTGCTCTTATAAGTTTAGTTCAGCACAACAATACAGTGGGATTAATAATGTTTGATAATAATAAAACTACATTTGATAACGAATCAACAACACTCGATAAATTATTTGAAAGAATAAAAATCTCACATTTTAAAAATAGAGCAGAACGTGATATATGGGAACATAATCAAACGAATGATACTAGAGATCCGTGGGGACAAAATGATGATACAGATTGTTATGATACATTGGAGTAGTGACGAATGGAAATAGTTATTGGCCTTTTACTAATATTAAATGGAAATATTATTGAACACACATATAAAGAATCCTTATCCGCTTGTTTGAGATCAAAAAGAATAGCGGAAAGAGAAGTTAATCCAGAAAGTGTTAGATTTGTATGTAAACGAGTTACCGCAGAAACAGAAATATATATGGGTTCAAAAAAGATATTAAAAATTATAAAATAAATGCCTAAATGTACAGTAATTGGTAACGGTGCAAGTAGAAAACAACACGATCTTACAAAATTAAATTATCCAACATTTGGTTGTAATCAAATATACAAAGAGTTTATGCCTGACTGGCTTATTGCTAAAGACAGAAGAGTGTTAGAACAAATGAGCAAAGATAAAATTAAACAAGTATATTTGCCAATGATGTCACATAGAGCACACAGAGAAACAAGTACAATAATGATACCTGATATGAGACCAATTCGTTTTCCATATTTTAGAATGAATAGTTGGCTTACAGGAGAAATATGCATTGTATTTGCCGCACAATTAGGGTTTACAGATATAGATGTAATAGGATTTGATGGGGGTCCGGATTCTATATACAGAGAAAGAACAGATACAAACGTAAGTTTAGTACATAATCAAGTACCGAAGTGGAGATATAAGCATACATTTGAAAAAATATTAGCATATTATCCTAAAATAAAAATAAACACAGATAAGGATTTCTTAAAAACTTATAAATAATCACGTAGATAACCGTAAGGCCTACTTTGGTTGTACAAGATTACAAACAGTTGGTATTGCTGTGAAATACAAGTTCTAGAACGTTGTATAAGAAGGACAACCACAAGGCCCATTCAAATATAACACAATTCCATAGCGTTAAACTTTAATAATAACAAACACTAAAGAGAGGAAAAATAAAATGGCTTTAGTAGCAAACGCAGGAACATCAGTTAGTAATGCATTTACAACTATGTTCGCAGATGATGTCAAACACGCTTATCAGCAGTTGACGTCAAATCTTACTAACTCTGTTAGAGTTGTTAGAAATGTAACTGGTTCAGTTTACAAGTTTAACACTTTAACAAAAGGTGGTTCGATTAAAAACAAGGCAAGATTTGAAGATATCGTCGTTATGTCGGATACAAGCAAATCTTTAACGTCACCAGGTGCCTACACAGGTTCTACTGCACAGAACGCAACAGTATCATGTACTCTTGCAAATTACCATGCAGGTGAATACGTACAATCACTTGATGAAATCAAAACCAACATTGATATGAGATCAACATTTTCAGAAGCTATAGGTGGAGCACTCGCAAGAGCCGCTGACCAAGCAATTGTTGACGCATTAGATGCTGGCACACCAACAACAATCAAATATACTGCACAGGGAGCATCAGGTCTTAACAAAGCCGCGTTGCTTGAAGTACATGAGTCTTTAAACGGACTAGACGTACCTTCAAGTGATCGTACTTTGGTTATATCACCTGCCGCTTTAACTGATCTTTTAACTGACACTACGTTAGTAAGTTCTGACAACGGAATTATTACTAACAATGCGTTGGCAACAGGATATATCCCTTCAATATTTGGATTTAGAGTGGTCGTTTCAAATCTTTTAACAGCTGATTCAGTTGTTAGAAAATGTTACGCATTCCACAAAAATTCAATGGGATTAGCAGTAGGTTCTGACGTTTCAGTTGGTATCAACTATGTTCCACAAAAAGCATCTACACTTATTTTAGGTGAGATGTCAATGGGTTCAGCGTTGATAGATGCTGATGGTGTCGTAGAAGTACAAGTAACAGAATAAGGATTTTTATTCTATAACTTTATAGACAGGCCCTTAACCGGGCCTGTCTTGTTTTATGCGGTAAATAATATTATTAAAAGGAATTTAACAAATGGCTGAGTCAAATATATCAATTTCAAATCAAGCATTAGTAAAATGTGGAGCAAGTACCATTTCTGCATTCACAGACGGATCAAACGAAGCAAACGTATGTTCTACAATGTATAGTAATGTTAAAAAAGGTTTAATGTATTATACTTTTTGGAATTTTGCAATTACAAAAGTAGCAGTAAATCTTACAACAGAAACACCAACA